CAGACTGTAACCATATTACCTTTTGCTGCTCTTGCAAGTTTACCAGAGCTTGCAGGGCCTTTAATTGTGTCTAAAGATTTTAGAGGGGCGGTACGTTCTTTTGGGTCTTTTATTTCTACACTTAAAGAATCAATTAAAGACCGCAAAGAAGCAGAAAAGTTTGCTAGAGATATGGGAATTATAACGACTGAAACCGTAGCAACTGTGTGGATGACTCAAGCTGAGCTAGATTACATGGACCCCAAAGTACGTGAGTATTCTGACACGTTTTTTAAATATACAGGGTTAACTTTGTTTACTAATTTTACTAGGGTTTTTGCAACTAATGCTGGAAGAAATTTTATCTTGCATCATGCAGGTAGGCCAAATGATGCAAACTCTGTACGGTATTTAGATGAGTTAGGTTTAACCGCAGCAGAAGTTAACGCTTGGGTTAAAGGCGGTAAAAGCATGACAGATGCAACAGGTTTAAAAGTAAAAGCAGGAATTATTCGATTTGTTGAAAGTTCTGTTCTTAGACCTAATGCAGCAGAGCGTCCTGTGTGGGCATCTGATCCTCGTTGGGCTTTGGTATGGCAGCTAAAATCTTTCTTCTGGGCATACGGCAAAGTAATTTTTGGTGGAACAAGACGGGAAGCAGCAACTCGTTTAGGTGATACAACTAATACTACTACAAGAAGAATTACAGAAGCAGGTTTAATTGTTGCTTTAGCAGGGCTAGTTACATTGCCTTTAGCAATGCTTGGTTTAGAATTACGTGAGTATGCTAAGTACGGTTTAGCTTGGTTATTACCAGGAGTAGATGCTGATGAAAGTTACTTTAGGTCTGATACGATGAGTTGGCCTGATTATATGGGCGACATTATAGATAGATCAGGTATTTATGGACCGTTTACTCTTGTTAATATGATGCATCAACAAGCAGAATGGGGTAGAAATCCATTATTACCTGTATTGGGACCAACAGCAGAAACAATTGCAAGCATTTATAGAAATGGATTTGATATAGGAAAAACTTTAGATCAACGATTAATACCTATTTATAATCAACTTTAGGGTATACAGGAATAGAACATGGCATATTCAAGCACATTAAATTTAGTCACGGGTGATACGTTACCTGAGTTGACGTTTACCCTGAAAGACTCTTCCACAGCAGCGACAGGGCAAACACTAGATTCAAGTGACAGTGACACTTGGGCAGCAATTGGTTTAACTGGAGCAACAGTTAGGCTACGGATCAGAGAAGTAGGTACGACTACAGTGCTATCTACTCTAACATGTACGGTAACTAATGCGTCTGGGGGGCAAGTAACTACTAACTTCCCTGCTGGCACACTGACAAAGGAAGGCACATTTGAAGGAGAATTAGAGATTACTTTTTCAAATGGTGGCATCCATACGGTATATGATCTTGTTAAATTAAAGGTTAGGAGCGACTTCGATTGAGCAGTAAGGTAACAATTACCTTTCAAAACATTAAGGCAGAGATTGCTCACGCTCAGCCAGAAGCTTTATTGGCCTATCAAAACATACAGATGGTCGATATTCGGCTTGATCCAGACTCCTTAAATCAATTTTTTGGTGATTCTTTTGGTTTTAGTGATGCTCCTGTATTTGCGTACAGTAAAGCGGTAGCAGATAGCATAGGTATGGCTGATGTTCCTGCTATCAACGTGGGTAAAGCGTTAACTGATTCAGTAAGCATGAGCGATTCTTTTAGTCCATTACTGAATATCCTTAGAACATTTAGTGATTCTGTCAGCATGAGTGACAGTATTTCACCGTTATTAACTATAGGTTTACCGCTTTCTGATGCGTTTACAGTAGATGAAGTGTTTGATAGCCAAACAATTCAGTCGATCCTTAAACAGAATGTTGTGGGAATGAGTGATGTTTTTACAGCTTCTGTTGGCAAAGCACTGGCTGATTCAGCTAGTATATCGGATCAGTTAACGGTTAATTTTGCTTTAAATTCATTAGCTGATAGTGCTTCTGTAGCAGAAGTGCTGTCAATTAATTATGTAAGTGGTACTCTTTCACTTTTAAACAACTCAACCATGAATACGGCAACGTTTAATGGCTAGGAGCAGACAATGATTTCAGATGATTTAAATATGAAAGGCCGATTAATTATTCGTTTGAATGATGAAATCGTCCAAGAAGTTGATAACCTAGTGGTTACAGCTGGCAAAGGCTACGTTGCTTCCCGTATGAAGGATACGACTGCAACGGCTATGAGCCATATGGCTGTAGGCACAAACAACACAGCAGCTGCGGCAGGTCAAACTGCGTTAAGTGCAGAAGCAGCTAGAGTTGCTTTGACTAGCACTACTGTTAATACAGGGGCTGGCACAGTAACTTATGTAGCTACTTTTGGTGCTGGTACGGGTACAGGTGCTTTGGTAGAAGCAGGTATATTAAATGCTTCTTCTGGCGGTACAATGCTATGTAGAACTGTGTATACCACTATTAATAAATCTAGTAACGACTCGATGACAATTACTTGGGTAATTACTGTCTCGTAAAGGCGTGAGAGCATGGGCGTAAAGTTTGCAAATAAATTTAGCACTACGCTATCTGCAGGGATAAATAACTCTGTTACGTCATTGTCGATTGCTAGTGCTACAGGTTTTCCTACGATTAGTGGTGGGCATCATGCCTACGTTACTTTAGACAACGGTGATGGCACTACGGTAGAAGTTGTTAAAGTAACTAATATATCTGGGACTACGCTAACAGTTACTCGTGCTCAAGATAGTACGAGTGCAGCAGCTTTTAGTGCAGGAGCAAAAGTAGAAATACGGATGACTTCTGCGCTTTTACAGGATGTAAAAGATGAAGGCCCAGATGACACCGTACTAAAAGTAGACCAAGGTAATAATCGTGTAGGTATTCTTAACACATCCCCTGATGTTTCTTTGGATGTGGGGTCTGCCACTGACTCAATGCACATTCCTGTAGGGACAACAGCACAAAGACCTGGATCTCCTGCTGCTGGTTACTTTAGATTTAACTCTACTGAAACACAATTTGAAGGCTATGATGGGTCAGATTGGGGCGAAATTGGTGGCGGTGGAGCGACACTTGCTATAGACAATTTTACAGGTGATGGCTCTGATACTACGTTTACAATGGGGGCTAATCCTCTTGAAGAAAATAATACGCAGATTTACATAGACGGGGTATACCAACAGAAAAATACTTACGGCATTTCTGGTACTACTTTAACCTTTAGTGAAGCTCCCCCTAATGGTTCTAGTGTAGAAGTTGTGCGGATTTCAGCTTCTACTGTGACTGTTGGCGCACCAGATGACAATACGGTGTCTACTGTTAAAATTGTTAACGATGCGGTGACTCAAGCCAAAATAGCAGACGATGCGGTGGGAGCCGATCAATTGGCATCAAGTGCTGTGGTAACAGCGTCTATAGTAGATAATGCGGTAACAACAGCAAAAATTGCAGATGCAAATGTTACAACAGCAAAAATTGCAGATGGAAGTGTAACGTCTGCAAAGTTAGCAGCAGGGGCTGGTGGGGCATATAATAACTGGTCAGTAAAAACAGGGGCTTATACAGCTGTAGCTAGAGATCAATTAATTGTGAACTCAGGGTCAGCTGTTACAATTACATTGCCGTCTGGTCCGTCAGCAGGAAATAGCGTTACTGTGCATAATGCAGGGGCAGGAGTAGTGACTATCGGTAGAAATAGTTCAAACATTAATTCGACTGCTGACGATGGTGAGCTTACAACAGGGTTATCAACACAATTAGTTTATGTCGATGGGACTATCGGCTGGAAGGAGGTTTAAAAATGCCTGTTAAATTAGGTGGCTCAACAGGAGGAGAACCAACAGAAATGACGTTAACCGCTTCTGGAACGGTATCGGCTGGTGACGGCATTATTATACAGTCTAACGGTAAAGGCAAAAAAGCGGCTGGCAATATTAGCGATGGTGTTCAAACCCAAAGTGGACCTTATTGGAATCACAATGATAATTCAACTTATTATCCTTACGGTGATTTGTACCGTATGGATGCAGCAAATCAAAGGGCTGCTTGGGCCTCTCATACGTTTAGTCAAACTAATGGGGGGGTTTATATTTTTCCTATGACCGTTGCTACTACTGGTGCTTATTCTTCTTCTGCCGCAAATCCTGGTGCTTATATCTCTGGAGGCACATTACTAGGCAATATGGGTCCAGGGGATCAAGTAATTTTAGATATGATTTGGGATCAAACAAATACAGCTTGGTTGGTTGCATTAAGAAACTCAAGCGATCAGTTGCAGTTTGCGAGATTTAAAACAACAAACGGCACTACTGGTACGGTCTATATGTCTACAGGAACATCAGACCCTTATGCTACAGCAAATAGAGCATACCACGGTGTTCTAGTAAAGGATGCTTCTGGTCGAATTTATTACTGTTGTAGGGGAGGCTCTAATGATCGTGGGGCAAGAGTGCAACAAGTCAATTATTCTTCTGATTCTACAGCAGCAGATGCTGCTACGTTAGGGACAGCAGTCACTAGCAGTCAAGTTCATGCTAATAATTCTACAGAATGGCATACCGCTTGTTACGATGCTGAAAACGATCAAATTCTTACAATGACAGGAGCCGCTGATAATAGCTCAAATATAATTATTACAGCATTCGACATTGATGGTAGTGGAGCATTGAGTGAATCACATTACCGTGTGATGGGAATAAATAACGATTTAGCTGGGTCAGAGCTTGCTCAAGGAAGCAACTATCCTCAAGTAGTTTCTATGGCAGCAACTAATGGAAGAATTGCTTGTCAGTGCAGGTTTGGGGCGGCAATCACGTTAACAAATACAGGCAGTGCTTTTACCGCAGGAAAAGTTAAAGATGGAGTCTGGGGTTCTTATGCAACAGGTGTAACTAGAATCATGGGACTTCATGTTTTAAATGGAGTCGCTGATCAATTTGCAGGTTTTTATACTAAAGACGCATCAACAAGTAATGCACTTGAAACAACTATTTATAAAGTAGTTTTTAGCGTAGATAGTGCAGGTAATCCTGTTAATTTAAAAGAAACGGTTGCTGGTGCTTCTACTACTTATGGAGCAACTGCAAGAGGCAGACCCTTTGACTTGCAAAGTGATGCTGAAAATCATGTTGCTGTAACTGGTTTTGGCGGCACAGGCAACTATTTAATGTACCCAAAATTAGATACTGTACCTTACGCTGGTGGTCAAGGGGCTAATTATTGTCGTTTTCATAGCATTAGTGCATCTGATTTTGATATGAACCTTTTATCAGGAAGTGCAAAAACAGGAGCAAGTAATGGTAATACCTTTACGCTTAATCTGTCAGGGGCAACGCAAACGACCAGTGGAAAGATACCTGGAACAAAATACTTTTTTGATCCTACTGGCGCACTTGTTGAAAACAAACCAACAACTTCCCCTTTTGCTTTTTATGGCACAGCACTTAGCGCAACCGAAATAAATGTAGGAAGAGATATTCAAGTAGCTATCCCTGATAAAGATACTGAACTTTTTAAAGATGTGACAACAGGTCTTACAACTTCAGGTTTTGAGACTGACTTTACTAGCGGTTATAGTTGGACAGGTGAAATTCAACATCACACTGATGTTTTTGCCGTTACTGTTACAGGTAGTAATGATTTAATTAACGTAACTGGGTCAGGTAGAGTTTTATTTTTTATTACTGGATATGCAGGAACGGTTTACGCAAACTCTAATTTTGGTGTAAATGTTTTTATTGATGGTGTTCAAATCTACTCAACAGGTATTCATGGAACTGGAACAGCACAGCCACTCTCTGTCGTAGGTGAGCTTGTGAAGCCTACCTCAAATAGAGCAGGTTATCTTAATCATGCTAATTTAAAATTTAATGAAAGTTTTAGAGTACAAAGAATGTCTACTGCTACTGCGACCTCTGTGAATGTAGCTTACAAAATAGTGGGAGAAGGTTAATGGGAATAAGTAATTTAACAAATCCTGACAAAGACCCAGTAGAAGGGGATGAACTTGTAAAAAATGAAAATGGTCTAATCATTAAATGGACACAAGGACCAATCCCAACCGCAGAAGAAACTGCTAGGTCTTGGAGAGACCAAGAGTTGATAAATACTGATTGGATAGTTTCAGTTACAGACCATTCTCAACATAATGCGTATAAAACTTATCGAGCAAAGTTACGCGATTGGCCTAGCACTTCTGACTTTCCAGATACCAAACCAGAACTAGGGAGTTAATAAATGGCGTTAACCAAAGTTAAAGCAGGAGTAATGGGAGCAAACTCAGTAGGACGAGCTTCTATTGTTGACGGTGAAGTTATAACGTCAAAGATTGCTGATGCAAATATTACAACAGCTAAAATAACAGACGCTAATATTACAACGGCAAAAATAGCTGACACCGCAATAACAACAGCAAAGATTGCAGATGATGCAATAACAGCAGCAAAAATAGCAGATGCTGTTCAGTTAGGTGCTTATACTTCTTGGGCTATTAAAACAGGTACTTATACTGCTGTACATAAGGATCAGCTTATTGCGAACAGTGGTAGTGCTTTTACAATAACTTTGCCTTCTTCTCCCAGTGCAGGAAATACAGTCATTATATCTAATGCAGGAGCAGGGACTGTAACAGTAGGGCGTAACAGTTCTAATATAAATTCAGCAGCAGAAGATGGTTCTTTACCACAGGGTAATTCAGTTCAACTTGTTTATGTCGATAGCACTATCGGTTGGTTTGAGATTTAGGAGAAAAACATGGCAGTTTTAGGTGGCAGTGGTGGCGGTAGCAAAGATGTACTTAAAGCATCAACGGCTGTATGTGCTGTAGATGTGGTAGCAGGGAAATCCTATGCGTTTTTAAGCGATGGGCGGCTATTTGATCCTGCCGTAGCCCTTGGTGATCAATCATATACGGAAACAGGTCCGTACAATCAAGTTACGGTTAGTGGTTATAATGCAGATTGGTTTGTTCCGATTGGAGGAGACTTTAGCACCCCCAATTTAGGAGGTCATTTTGTTGCGATTACAGAAACCTCGCATTCAGGAAACAACAACGCCCCCTATCACAACTCTGCTTATGCTTACTTTGGTATCACTGATGAAGGAACTTCTGGTGAGAGTGCAAACGATCAATCTGGCACAACATTTTCCGCAGGAAATTACGGTTGGTATCCAGGGCAAAGCCATTTTCAAATGAAGTATTTATTTGATGATGCAAGTTACTGGTATTTTTCGCTTACAACCACTCGGTATATGAGCCTATTCCCCACTTATTATGTAATGAAAAAATGGGTACAGTGTTCTAAATCTGGTTACTACTTGTCTATCAGTAACTACAAAAACGAATATAATATGGGGCAACAATCAAATATAAACAACCAAGTATCTGCTGGTAGAAATTATTTTGAAGCTACCGCTAGGAGCGATACAGTTTTCTTGTCTAGTTGGACCAAGGGGGTATCTTCAGGAAATAGTGGATTTGACCCTTCAGGGGGTCCAGAGATACTAACTTATTTATTAGCTACATCTGGGACTAAAAGCCCAGGTACGGCTGTTACAACATTAGATTATTCTGCTTTAGCTTATGATGATAGGGTTTCTAAAGTTTTCAAAATAAATGATGCAAACGGTACTTTTATTTATTTTTATTGTGACGTATCAAGTCCTTACAACTTAAAAGCCAAAATGATTACAATCGCTGCTAATGGTTCTGCAACAGATGCTGATTGTACTTTTTCAGGAACACAACCAACGGGAAGTCCTACTTATTTAAATGAACAAGCAGTGATTTTTCAAACTAAAAATCCTTTGGTTTTTTGGGTAGTAAGTAGACCAACTAACGCTAACTTTTATTGCCAAAGATATACTTTAAATGACTCAACAAATGCTTTTACAGTGAGTGCTTATGAAACTTTAACGATGCCAGCTAATTTTCAAAATTCTAATAACTATGCTCATGGCAGTTATTTTTGGAATGAGAAAGGCTATACTAATGCTGGTCCCAGAGGAAGATGTTACGTTGCCTCTGAAGAGATTCTACATATATATGCTGATGATGGAAACACCACCGCAGGGTCTTTTTGTATTAAACTTCCTGTATCTGGAAACGCTCAGTTTGAAACGTCTTATACGACGACAGCAGATACCGACACCTTAAATACTCGTTACACTTTGGTGCCACAATTTGATAAAGGTGTGCCTGGGAATGAAACCTATATAGGCTCAACGAGCTTTAACTATAATGCTCAAGATACAGTATCTCAAAGACAATACTCGCCTACTAATTGGAACCCGACTAAGGCAGGAACTTTTTACACTCCTGCTATCGCATTAGCAGATGCGTCTGCTGGATCAACGGTTAACATTGCGCTTCACCCTGGGATTACAAGTCCAAGTGATCTTAACTCAACCTATTATTTTAAAAAGGAAGATATGTTTTACCCGTTAGTTCCTGAAAATCAGGCAGTGGAAGATAGAGATACCTCTGGGAATCCTAAAAATGCAGATATACGTTATGGTTAAGGAAGGAAAGTTATGGCGTTAGCAGAACATCCAAATCTTATTTACGTTGACAACATCCCTCACATGAACAAGAAAGGGGATCAAAAAACCTATATTACTGTGGTTAAAGTAGATAAGAAAAATGAAGGCGAAGGAGCAATTCTTTGGTATGGGAGGAACAGTAAAAGCTTTTCTGGCTCTGGTGTTATTCCTTATTTTAAAGATAAAGATTTAGATTTTCGTGTTGATTTTACTGATGATGTGCGTGAGGGATACATTTTCTATGATGGTAAGTTTTACGCTACGCCAGATGATATATCCTCATGAATACTGAGCAAGAAATTATTAATTTAAAAGAACGTATAAAACGTTCGTCAGGTGATAAACGAGGTCGTTTAAAGGCAAAGCTTGCCCTATTAGAAAATAACCTTTGGTTAAGTAAACCGTGGGTAGAGCCTAAAAAAGCTTGGTGGCAAGTTTTACATGGATAAACTAGAAGCCCATGAAAGAGAGTGTGCAGTACGATATAAGAATATCGAAGAACGCCTTGATCGTGGGACAGAACGCATGAATCGCATAGAAATGAGTGTCTATGCATTATATCCGTTTCTGGTAGGACTTCTGATAGCTAGTAAATTCGTAGGCTAATTTCTTATGTTCGCTGAATTAGCGGCAATTGGTAGCGCACTCAGCGCAATAAATTCAACTATTTCTACGTTAAAAGAAAGCAAAGCTAATGCTTCTGATGCAGTGTCTTTGTTGTCTAAGTTTGGGGCAGCGTCTAGTAAGCTGGATAAATGGGAGCAAAAGACTAAATCAAAGCGGCCTCTTACGCCAAAAGAGGCAATGGATCTTAGTATTCATAGACGCAAAATTAAAATGCAAGAGCAGCAGATAAAAGATATATGCCTTATGTCTGGCTGTGCCGATGTTTACCACGAGGCTCAAAGGTTAAGAGCGCAGTCAGAAAGAGACCACAAAGAGTTTTTAAAAACAGCACATATAAGGCGCAAACAGCGCAAAGAAAAGATAAAAAACTGGGCTATAGCTTTGTTTATAGGGATTTCTTTAGTTGTAATTACAGGAACAGGATTTGTTTTAAACAAAGCATATGAGAAAGTACAGCTAGAAGATGCTAAAGAACGGCTTAAAAAAGCAAAAGAGCGTCAAAGGAATTTACGAAAATGTGGTAGAGTTAAGTGCTAATCAGGAGGATGCATGGATGATATTGAGATAGATGGAGAGAGTTTTAGTTTAGAAGCAGTGACTGACGAAACAAAAGAATTAGTGCGTCAGTATTTTTCTGGGTTACATTTGATACAATTAAAACGAGATGAGTTGTTTTTATTAGAAGTAGGCTCCTTAAATCTTAGTCATACATTAAAAGAACGTATACTAATTGATACAGGGAAGATAAAAAAGCAATGACTTATTACAAACTAACACGTTTTTCTGGTATAGCTCCTGCTGTTTCTTCTCGATTGTTGGGAGAACAGTTTGCTCAAACGTCACAAAATATAGACTTTGAAGCAGGGCGTATTACTCCAATAACAGAAGAAACAACAACAGCTACACTGACGGCTGGTACAAGAAATTCAATTTATTACTATGAAAATAGTGGCACTAATCAATGGTTACAATGGGACAATGACTATATTAAGGCAGTTGAAGGGCCTATTCCTGGAGATACATTAAATCGTTTATATTGGTCTGGTGAAACTTACCCAAAAATGTCTCATCGACAAGCAATTACTTCAGGTAGTGCGCCTTTTCCATCAACTGCTTATCGGTTAGGTATACCTATACCAGCAAATCTTTCTATTGCGTTGTCTGGAACAGCTGATCCAAATGCTACTCCTATAGATGTAGCGTATGTTTTAACATTTGTTTCTAACTATGGAGAAGAAGGACCGCCTTCTGCTGTTACAGCAACTACGTCTTTTACTCCTAGTACACAGACAATTACTGTAACAAGAGGTACTTTACCTACAGGAAACTACGCTTTAAGTTCTACTCAAGGTACTTTTCCACAAGTTGCTAAGTGGCGGTTGTATCGTAGTGCAGTGGGTTCTACTCAAGCAGCATTTCAGTTAGTCCATGAAGCTCCTGATATTGCAAATACTCAGTATGCAGACCAACTACAACCTGCACAGCTACAAGAAGTTATTCCTTCTACAACATGGATAGGCCCACCAGATGATGACACTACTTTATATCCAGATGGTCCTATGCAGGGGCTTATACCTGTAGCAAATGGTGTATTTGCTGGGTTTACAGGCAGACGGCTTTGTTTATCAGAACCATTTTTACCTCATGCATGGCCTATTTCTTATCGTATTACACTAGAAAAAGAAATTGTGGCTATTGCAACAACGGGTAATGGCGTGGTTTGTTTAACTCAAGGTAAGCCTTATTTTGTAACGGGTACTGATCCATCAGCAATGGTGGCGGTAGAGATTGATTTAGCCCAAGCTTGTGTTAATAAACACAGTGTTGTGGATATGGGTGATTATGTATTGTATGCAGGACCAGATGGTTTGTGCGCCATTGCAGGTACAGATGGCAGTGTAGTAACAAAAGGATTAATTAGCCCTTCTCAATGGAATGCTGATTTTGCCCCTACAACCTACAAAGCGTTTAAACATGAAGGTACTTATGTAGCATTTCATAGTACAACAAGTGGTTGGGTATATGACCCACGAGCGCAAGAAGCAGCTATATCTACTACAACCAGTTCGGCAGCGGTGCGTGGGGGCTTCCATAATCCTAAAGATGGGGAGTTAGACCTTATTATTGCAAGTAACGTGCGAAGATATCGAGGTAGCACAACGAATCAAACGGCTACGTGGAAAAGTAAAAAGTTTGTAGCACCTAATCCTGTATCTATGTCATGGGTGCATATACATGCAGATAGCTATCCAGCGTCAGGCACAAAAAATCGAATACGAGTCTGGGTAGACGGCACTGTTATTGCTGATTACAACATAACTAAAACGGGTAATGTGTTTACTCAGGAAACATCTACGCCCAATGGCATTAGTAATGTGACATTACAAGCTCCTACGATGCGATTGCCAAGCGCAATAGGCACAGAATGGGAGGTAGAAGTGTCGGGTGCAGTAAACATTAATGAAGTTTGTTTGTCGCAAAGTATTGCGGAGATTAATGCAACATGAGTGAGTATGGCACACGGAGTCATAATGTTTCGGGGGGTAGATCAACTACATTGCCTGGGATTGGTAGGGTTCCACGAGATGCCAGCCCAGAGTTAAAACGATACCTTGAAGCATTACAAGAGATTATAGAAGTTAGAAATGGTTTTCGTGGTGATGTAAGAGATAGAGCCATTACTTTACGGGAGTTAATAGCAAGCGGTTTAGCTAAAGATTTAGACTCTGTGCCGTTTGATCCTAATAATCCAACAGGACAAAACGTTGGTTTTCAACCGACTAACCCTATACCTGATTCAGAAACGCCCACAACACCTACTAATTTAGCAGTATCTGCAGGGTTTGGTGTACTTAAAGTTTCTTGGACGTATCCTACTGATTATGCAGGGCATTCACATACAGATGTATTTCGTGGTACATCTAACAATCGCGCTAATGCTGTATTTATAGGGTTGAGTGAAGGTGCTATGTTTGTTGATGCAACTGTTTCAGCCAGCACACAATACTATTATTGGGTTAGGCATGTTTCTGTATCAGGTGAAGACGGTAGTTATGCTGGTCCTGTTAATGCTACGTTACAGCCTGATGTTAATGTATTGTTATCAACGTTAAGCGGTGCAATTACTAGCAGCCAATTAGTATCTTCTTTATCAACAGCTATTACCAACAATACTACGTCTGTAAGTAATTTAAACGGACAGTACATGGTGAAAATAGCAAGTGCTGATGCAGGAGGTGGGCAGCACGTTGCAGGGTTTGGACTATCAAATACTAATGCACTTAATGGTACGCCTACGTCAGCATTTATTATAGCTGCGGATAAGTTTGCTGTAGTAAACGCAACAAATCATGGAGTAGGAGCTACTAACTCTCCCTCTACAACTAATACGCCTTTTATAGTAACTACTTCTGCTGAAACTATTGATGGTGTAACTATACCTGTAGGCGTGTATATACAAGATGCTTTTATAAACTCAGCACGAATTACTGAATTACTAGCAGGTAGCATTAAAGCAGATTATGTAGTAGCTGATGCATTTATGTCTTCTCCTAGAATTGAAGCCATGCAGATTAACATGGGGACAATGAATAAAGGATTAACTACGTCTACTACTTCTCGTGCTTTGGCTGGTAGTGGGGCTAATTCAACGTTTACTGTTAATACAGCCTCACCTACTCCTACTTATTCAGCAGGAGACACCTTACGTTGTGTGCCAGATGCTAATACTGCGGTGTATATGGATGTACGGGTTGTTACGTTTTCGGGAACTACATTAACTTATAAACCAGTGCGAACAACAGGGTCAGGTACATTTAACGCTTGGAAGATCACGCATCAAAACCCTGCTAAATGGACGATTAGTAATCCTAATACTCGTCTTGGAGGGAGCAATTTTAGCGTTGATGCTAGTGGTGTGATGCACGCCAATACAGCTAAGTTATCTGCATTAGAAGTTTATCCAACTGAAACTGATTTAAATAATGGTACTAATGTTGTTTTGTCTGCTAACGGAACAATTGCAGGAGCTTTTATAGATAATGCTTCAGTAAATACACTAGCAATTGCAGGAAATGCAGTGACAGTTCCAGCAGGAGATTCATCAAATACAGCAACTGTTAATGCAGGTAATTCTTTTATAGATATTAGTGGTTACACTACGTTGCCACAATGGGATAATAATAAACGACCAACGGCTTTAATTATTGGTGGGCAAGTAGGTTATTTAGGGGCTGATACATCTGGTTCTGAATCACAAGGAGCTACAGGATACGTAAAATTTCTTATTGAATGGGATATAGGTAGTTCAGGTAGTCCTTCATATTCTTTGGATTCTGGAGCGTCTAATAATACAGTGGCTACTCAATCTTTTAGAACAGGTAATGGGGGACAAGTAGTAACTACAAACCATATTGCTGTTCCTGAACATTTTCCATCAGGTACTACTAATGATGTTATTGGGTGTAGAGTGAAGATACAAGGTAGAAATGAACCTTTTGGATCTGGTGGTTCAAATTTTCGTAGAGCTTCTAGGTATGGATTTTTTGTATTAGGTTCTAAACGATGACAGCTAAAATTGCAGTTGTTTATGAAGCAAACGGCAAAATTGCTAGAGTTTGTAGCGGTTCTGAAGAAGGTGTAAAGCTTACATTAGAACAAGACGGGCGATCTTTTTTATACGTAGATAACCATCCAGAAGAAAATAGTTACATAGCAGATGGTAAAGTTGTTGCTATGCCAACTAAACCAAGTGAAAACTGTGACTTTAACTATGGTACAAAAGCATGGGACTATGATTTAACTGGAGCAAAAAGAGAAGCATGGATCAGAGTAAAACTAAGTAGAGAAGCTGACGAGTGCGGTACTTTTACGTGGAGCGATAATACATTTCAATGTGATGAACACAGTCAGCGTAAATTAATACTCACTATGCAACGGGCTTTGATTGATTCAAGTCTTTCGATAGCTTGGACACTAGCAGATAATACAGTTAAAACTTTTAGCTCTGCTGATTATTTGAACATTGGTACGGCTATGTCTACGCATATGAATGCTTGTCATGTAAAAGCAAAAGACTTACGTACTAAGATAAATGCAGCAACAACGCAGGATGAGTTAGACGCTATTACTTATTAGATTTTTTCTTTGAGTAACCTTTGTTGGGTTTTTTGTTTTCCATTCGGATAGATTTTCCTGGTGGTGCATTAATAAAACATTTTTTACCTTTATGCATGATAGCTCCTAATCATCTCTGTCTGCTAGTTTAAGCATTCGTAATCGTAGACGTTTGCTTCTTTCTGGAGTCTGTCTACTCCATCTACTGTCGTCCATTTCAAGTGCAACCTGCCCCCAAGCTTGATCCTCTACGGCCTCGTTCATGTGTTTAAATTTACCAAGACCAGTTGGCCCCATTTGGAAACACATATTAACAAGAATATGTTGGGCTTCTTGAGGTAGTTCCTCCCAGCTATCGTATATTCTACGGCAGCCATCTATGGCAAGCTGCACATCTTCTTGAAATAACTCGTAGCATCTATGTTCTGTAATACTGTCTTTTGCTGGCGCACTATCATAAGCATCTCTAATAGGCAGACTAACTTCTGGGTCTGTGTTAAGGATTTTATGCCCTATACCAATGGTGGCGTGACCTTCTGTGCAGAGATATGCATGAAGCACCTTGCCTTCATCACTTGCTATTTCGTCGTAAAGAACTTTTATATCTACCGCCATACGTATTTTCCTAATATATAGCCAATAATAATACCCATTGCAAATTCAATCATTTTTTGCCGTTGTTCCAGCTTTGGAAGCCAAAGAACGCTGCGATCAAGCCCGACACACTAATAAAATATACGGACGCAATATCTCCGAGTATAGACGCAGCTTGGTCCAATTTTAAAAAAGATGTAATGACAATGCCACTTGGGTAAAGGAGCATACCGAATAAGGCGAACCAGCACATGTTCTTTTGCGCCTCGGCTTTTTCATTAGCTATTTCAAGAGCTTGTAATCTTTCTGTAGTAGCGAGTTCCGCATCTGTTACCACACCATCACCGTCAGCGTCGTATTTTTCATACTCACTTCCTGGTTCAAGTTCTTTATTCATCTTTATCCTCTGGCTCATCTAGCTCTTTGTAATAGGTTACTATAGATAGAATCTGACGAATATATCTTTTTATTTCTGCCATGTTAACAGATAAGTTTTCATATCCAACAGGGCTAACGCCATAGTAAACATTAGTAGGGGCATTACCTTCTTTTAAATCTGTAAGATACTCATCCATTGTTTCTGGTGTTAGAACTTTCCATTCAACAGGTTTTGTGTTGATTTTGTTAGGAAGAGGTGGGTGATATATTGCAGCAGGTTTTGTGATAGTTACCACTTCTACCGCTTTGGTTTCTGGTGTGTACTGTCCGTTTCCTATTAAGCTGCAGCCACTACAAGTTAGCAGCAGGAGAAGTAATACTTTCAAATTCACCTAACACCTCCTTTGTTCCTTTGTTAATTATATTCTCAATTAATTTAGGTTTGCGTAAGCTCAACATATTTATATCGTGCTTATCAAATTTACTTTTAAGTTTACTAACTTCTTCACGAGCTTGATTGTTTTGTTCTTGGAGCGTGTTGATTTTTTCAAAGGCTCTTTGTTTATCTTCTTCTGCTTGTATTACTTGATTATTGAGTTGTTTGATACTGTTTTCTAGCAACAATTCATTATCAGCTGCTTGTCTTAGTTCTGCAGCCATTGTTTGTTTTTGTGCTTCTGATTTATCGTAGTACAGTTTAAATGCACCAGACATAACTATTAGTCCAACACCAAGTAAAGCACTCATTTGCCACATAGAACCTCCTTTAGTCGTAGAAGACTTGGTTTTTGTTAACTCTTTTAGGGATACAGTAAGCCGTAATATTTTGTTGACGATAGTAAGGACGGTGTTTATTACTCCACCTACCTTGCTCAATTGCGCTACTAAAAACATTGCACCTGTGAATGTTACGAAAGAGCATTTTATCATCTGACACAACCTCTCCTTCGACTAGGACAACAAGAAGGAATGCTAAAACCACGGCTCCCGTTTACCGCCATTGTACTCACGTAAGTGTCCTTCCTTTAACATGGTAGTAAATATGTTTTTCTTTCCGTTATATAACACACCTAATATTCTTCCGTATTTGCCTTTTCCGTGGCTATGTACATGTAAGTCTGCGTCTTTAAGTAAATCTTCTAATCTAGCTTTAGCTGCTTGACCAGCTGTTTTTTCTAAAAGATTTCTAGTGCGTGACTCTGGTGCGTTAACGCCATAGAAACGAATACGTTGATTGGTGAGTGATACGTTGAATCCTAAATCTAAGTCAACGTCTACCGTGTCACCATCAACAACTCGCCTTAATGTAGCTTTGTAAAAATACGGTTGGTTAGCCATTCTTTTTACGTTTCTTTTTTCTAGTGGTAAAAGCTTCGTTTTCAGGAGTATTAGGATCGTCTTTAATAAAACGTCCTTTGGAGTCTCTAGTTCTAACTGTTTCTAATTCTTCTGTGTTGGTGTCGGTGTTGTTACCAAAGAGATTGGCTACCCATTTGAATAAACCCATAGTGTCCTCACTTTCCTAGTTAGGTTAGGACATTATAGTAGAGGAATAGAAAAAAGAAAGGCCCAAGAGGGAGATTAACTTGGGCCTTCTTCAAGGTGGTACATCCATGAAAAAAACTTATGTTTAAATTTGGAGATTCAAACAAGATCATCGTACTGTTTTTTCTATATTGGTGCAAACATTTAAGATGAAATTAGATAAATCAGAGGGTTTTACAGCTTTTTTCAAGAAGTTTTCTTTAGAAATTGGGGTATTCCATTGTTTATCCTGAAGAATTAAGATGTTTTTCCCTTCTGTTCCAACTACTACAGCAGCATTATGACCCATATCAACAAAGTTATTTAACCATTGTAGTTGCAGTTTACTTAGATTTATTTTAATTGGAGTAGTTTTTATTTTAGGTAATGACGGCACGTATTTATATTCAACAAATAAAATACCTTTATCTCCTGCATACATGGAGTCTGGTACGCCATTAGTATAAGAGTCGTGTATTTTCCATTTGTATAAGTCAACGGGAAGTTTGCGGTGGACAGATTTTACAAAGCTATGTTCGTTCATCCGTATCAGGTAATTCTTGCTCTAGGCGTTGAAGATACCAGATGGCTTTTCGTATGTCTTCTTTTGGTTTGCTTTTGTATTGATACCGCCACAGGTATTTCATTACTGCACCTTTAAGATACCCAAGGTATTCATTATGGGACATGCTTGCTTTGATTCCATCAATGCATTCGATGTTACCCTTGGTGTAATGCGGTGGGTGGTTAACGTTATCTTTCATTGTGGCTGTTAAGTTACTCCCCATTCACAAGGAGCAGGGTTTCCTATTTTGTAACTGCACCAACGGCACGCACTTGCACTAGGTGAAGGCGTAAAGTTTTCTTCTGTGGTCATAGCCACACCACGGTTGTGCCAACTTGCAGCAAAGTTTAATGCTTCATTGCGAGTGTAAAATTTTTTAGTGGTTTGTTGTTTATCAAGATACCAGAGTTCTGTTTGCACAGCTTCTATTTCTGGGTAGCGATAGAACGTACCAATGGCATACAGTAGACACTGTTGCCCGTGTGTTATTTCATTACCCCATTTTTTTCCTGTCTTGTAGTCAATGACTCTAGCAGAGTTGTCTTCTTCAAAGACTAAAGCATCTAGTTTAATGCGTACCCAGGTGGTACTGCCTACCCATGCAGTAGGCTCCCAATCCATAGTGAAACCCCAATCACCTTCTAGTTCTACTTTTGCATCTGCATAGAGGGCACGGAGATGGTCAAAGTCTTGGGCAAACTTTTTTAACTCTTGAGGCATTTCACCTAGTTCACCTTTGACATAGGCTTCTGCTTGTTCATGTATCTTTGATCCACGGGATGCTGCTGGGTTTGTTGGTTCAGGTATCTTTTGTACACGGCTAAGATAGGCACGGTAGGCACATTCCTCAAATGTTTTGAGTGCTGAAAAGCTCCATGCTTTGAGTGGTCCTAATTTTTCTGGTCGTTCAAATGGCAACGACTCAACTGGTATTAGTTTCATCTATTTTGATGCACTCTAAATTAAAATGCTCAGCAACTTTTGCTGTAGTAAGTCTTTGTTTATATAACAAACACTCATCTAAACTATCATAACTACCATACAAGAAAACATTTATCATGCCAAAAATATATAGGTTAAACACTTAGTAGCACCTTATCTTCTGATTCAAAGTATTCATCAGCTAAATGTTTGGCGGTTTCTTCTGGTGTTGTCCAGTTTACCATAACGCCACGAATAGGGTTACTGTCTCTTCCCCCAAACGCAGGGCGTTTTCTTGTTTCAGTGTCTATGTGATTTTTGTTTAGTTGTTTTTTAAACTGTCTTTGGTTAATGATTGGATTGTGTTCTGTCATTACATGATAGACAGCACGAAAATGTTCAGCAGGTATGATGCTATATGAAGCTGTGTTTAATTTATCTGCTATCCATGATTTAACGTACCGTTGGGCGGTTAGGATTCTGCCGCCATCCATTACGTTACTTGGAGTGATCTCTAGTATATCGGCAAAGAATCCCAAGTCACCTGATTTGATTGAGCTACAAAACTCTTCAAATACAGTCATACTAACTACTCGCATCTGTTCTTTAGCTGCATTGTCGATAGCTACTCTGGTTGCTAGATACTTGTCGTATTTAAACCCGTGTAGTATCCCTGCAAACTTTGGTAGCTCAAGCTCTATTTTATCCATGTTGTCTATGACATCAGGATGTGCTTTTTCCAAAGCTACTTCTTGCCGTGGCGGTATATTATAGCGTCTGTCAGTTATTTCTAAGTTAACGGCATCAGGACGATTAGTTAAGAAAATATAGTTAGTGTAGTTAGGTGGTGCTGTTTGATTACTACGCATAGCACGTATAGTAATTGCTTCGTCTGTGATGTCTGACTTAAGTTGATCAGCCACACGTTTAACTCCAGTGCTTGCTGATCCCATGTGAAACTCATCAACAATCAGGAACAAAGCTTGCCGCATATACAGGTTAAAATTTTCCTCAATGTTTCTAAGAGTACGCATAGGAACATGCTCTGGTCCAAACAATGGTCTAAGTATCTTAGAATAGAAGACACCTTTACCTGTGCCTTGTACACCACCTAGTACCCAGGCTTTAGTTGTTTTTTGTCTGGTCTGGAATATGTACGCCATCCAGTTAATGAATCTTTCAAACTCTTCCTCACCATTACCAAGTATATGACTAATGATTGTAGCAATGAGAGGGCAGTCATCCTGCAATGTATGAGCTTTACCGTACTCCAGTTCTTTCTTATGCAAGTCAGCCTCAAGAACATACTTGGTTCGCCTATACATGTTGACCCAGAAAGGTGCTGCAGTCATATTAATCTGGTTTTCTGTAGCTGTTGGATCAAAGAAGATGGTTGCTTCTGGTATAAAGTCAGGCGGTGGATGTCCGTGTGACAGCATAAATGATTCGACTGATCCTTTAGACGTAGGTGTCAGAGGAAAGTCATCAGAGAACTGATCAAGAGATGGATCAAACAGCCCGTTGTAATATTGATCAGTGAAGAAATCACGCATGACTACGGGATAGCGGCTTATGCCCATTTCCTGTTGCTTATCTTCATACAGTTCAAAGATAGACAGATAGAAATCTCTATCGGCTTTTTCGATAGGGAAGATAGGCTCACCTTTGAAGTTGTACATATACGTTGGTGAGTTGAGCTTAAAGTAATAAGCGTTGCTGTCTCCACCGTTTACGTTGCACCGTATGTATGGCAGGTTGCTGTCATCTGATACAGAGATAGACATTTGATCAGGGTTCTGTAACACCTCTTCAATCTGCATACCTACTTTGATGTTTTTGATCTGACTTTTCTTACGGCTTAGCCCTGACTGTGAGCGCAAGTTATTCTTTGCTTCTACTGTTTTTTGGAACACAGACTCAGGATTGATGTCATTCATAAATCTTGCAAGATCAATATGGTGTTTCTTTCGTTTAACCAATACGATCCGATCATCTTTAGAATCAAATGGGTCATCTTCTACTGGGTCAAACGTAGGGGGCGCAATAAATACTGTCTTACTATTTTCTGAAATACTAACGTCTAGTGGATAAGATAATGATTGACCGTTGCTACTAAGTGTTAAGTTATCTGTGAATAGTTGTGTTTCAAAGTTAGCTGCATTTAACCAGAGCTTTAATGCTTTGGGTGGGATGGGCACAGTAAGAAACATAAAGATGTGTATGCTTACTTTGCTAGTGTCCCGTCCAAATGATGCAGATGCCTGTGCAATGTAGCTTGTTTCTTGGAACTCGGGTGGCATTTGGGACAGGATCTTTTCAGCAATAGATTGTACATCACCACTGTTTAAATTTTTCTGCCGTATAGCTGTGTTAGGGATAACGAGTTTATCAATATCCAATACTAGGAGTTGCGTATACGCTGTGCGATCTGACTTTTTGGCACGGCTTTCATTTACTAATGGCTCCCGTAAGTTACCTTTAAGAAGACAATATCCTTTGTTTGCATAGCTTCTAAGATATTGCTCAAAGGCCATAAGCCCTGCTTCGTCAGCCGAAACAGTATGCTCATGTGAGGTGAAATTTTTCACCATTGGATAATTTCTAACCTCGTCCCCTGAGATGTGCTTGGCTAAAGCAACACTGTTTGTTGATTCAAGGAAGGTCAGTTTCATCGGTAGTTAAATCTCCATTTAATTTTTCTGCTCGATCAATACTGATAGATTCATCAGCATCAAATGTAAGCTTTACAGTTTTATCGGATACTTTGCTAAGTTTAATCTCAGCTATGACTTTACCGCTTTCATGGATGATGACACTCTGATTTATTTTTCTTGATAGAACTAATCTAGTCATGTCATTTGCTGTACGATAAGTCGTATCCACCTTCTGCATCGAGTGGTATTTCACTACACCAATCAGGTGCTGCCACCATGCATTCTATTATGTGTTCCATTGTTTCTTCAGGATTTGTATCAGGCCCTACGATTACAACTTCATCGTGGACGGTAAGAGCTATCCGATACTCTGGTAACTCTCGTCTGATCTTATCCATTGCGTCAGTAATAATGATTCTACTGAGTGCCTGTACTGCGTTTTCAGTGAGTCTCCCTCCCCAAGTAGTTTCTTGACCCCTCATGGTGTTGTAGGTCAATTGCCCTTGCTCGATACGCAGATTGGGATACATCAATCGCATCCCGTTAGGTAAGAGTATCTTATCTCGATCAAAGGTCAAACAATTTTTGTAAGTGTAGTAACGTCTTTCTACAAAAATGTTTTCAAGGACCCTCCACAGATGAGGGATAGTAGCGTAGGTCATGCGGTATGTGTTTACGATATTTTGTGCTTCAGCTTCAGGTATCTCTAGCACTGGGCCACCTGATCCAGAGGCCAACACAGATCGAAACTTTACATGTCCCATGCCATAACCAAGACCAAGAACTGCTGTTTTGCCCACAAATCTTTCTGTTGGGTTGTCATATTTGTTGATGTTTTGGTTGTATACTCTACTTGCAAAGCTGCTGTATACGTCCACATTATTGGCAAATTGATTGAGTAGGCTCTCTTCTCCTGCCAAGTATGCAGTCATACGTGCCTCGATGTTTGACAAGTCAGCCACATATACCAGTTGATTTGGTGGAGCAATCAGACAAGTACGTAACACACTGCCACGGGGTAGGTTCTGCATGTTGATCTTTTGCTCACCAGAAAACCTACCTGTATGCGCCCCGTAGTATTTAAGCGGCACACTGATTGTTCCGTCATCATGGACTGAATCAATAAACCGTTTAGCACGGGTTTCTGAGATACGAGACTTAACCGCTGTACGTGCATCCCACAAGTTTTTATGTTCTGGATACATGTCTTGTAGCTGTTGATATGCTTTATCGTTTTTGCCAAATGCAGGAATCATTTTTCCTGTGTTGGGAGATTTTTTGAGTGGCACAGTAATGTCCATCTCTTCCAGTAGTTTCGAGAACTTGACGTTGCTTGCCATTACTTCTCGTGTTGTACCAGAATTTTCGATAAGTTGTTTGGCTGTAGCTACTTCTTCATCGTGGTACTGTTGCAATTTCTTTTTGTTTACGTGTAGCACTGGCTCTGTAAACATACGGATCGTTGCATCAATGACTGCTTTTTCTGATACTGGGAACTCAAGGTTGAAACGTTTGTATGCTGCATAAGTGAGATCAACGTCTTGTATGCAGTAACCACCAATTGTTTCATCTTGTTCTGGTGATAAGTCTTCTACCCCCATACAAGTAATTAGTTCTTCACCTTTACGCATAGTTTCATCGTCAGGCCACAGTCGTATCGCTAAATCTTTGAGATTAGCCTTTTCATGGGGCCACCAGCCACGGCTCATTGAAGCTGTGTCTACGTATTTGGCAGGTTTTGCATTGTATTTCTGGGTAAGTATGTAGCCATCGAACATAGTGTTATGGCACACAAGGACTGAGTTGTCCCAATCTATTGCGTCAATTGCATCTTCTGTTTCGTCTGCGCTATACCATTCAGTAGGGTCTTGATTAATCTTGATGCCTACGCCCCACACTTTAAACCGTGGGTCATTGACATACTCTACAATGGTAAGCTTGGTGAGAGAGAACTCTTTGCTGTAAAAAGTCTCAAAGTCGAGTGTTACTATATCCACATTTGCCTCCTGCAAATTAATGAAGTGGGTAGTTGCGTTTATATCCTCTTGCAGTGGGGGACCATACCTAGGGGGGAATATAAACGCTCTGAGATCCTACCCAAACCTCTATCATCACCCCCCGTTTAAGCTATTCTAAAAGCTAAAGGCATCAGAATCTAGCATCTCTTTGATATTGTTAACCAGCTTTTCTGGTGTGTACAAAGGATTACCAGTATCTCCACGAGCTAACTCTGTAGCAAATGTGAACCAGCTGTTAGAACCATTACTAGCTTTGGCATTTTTTACTTTCCATATGTATGAAAAGCGATGCCCTGCTTGGCTAACGATCTGTGTGTTCCAAGCATTTGACGCTTTGATGGCACTGCTTTTTAGATCCCAAAGTACAGGTGTTGTACTAAGGTTCATATCACTGTCTGCAAGATATAACAGATGCTCGTGATGCCGCCACACCGCAACGTTTTCTGCTTTGAGTTCTTTATTTTCTTTCAACACAGAAGCAATTTGTTCTTCTGCTTCTTGTTGTGTTTTAAAGGTCCCAAAGAATCCACCACCTGCATTGAAATTATTTTCAATAACAAATGTTTCTTTCATGGTGATGTTTATCGCAAGAAACTCAGGCCCATATGTTTTCTTGTTAAGAATATCAGCAAAATGACCTGCTTTTGCTCCTTCAATGTATTTTTCTGAACCTTCTATAAGTTCAGGATTAGTAGCTTGTAACAACTTCATCCTGGGGGTAGCCAGTTGAGTTGAGTTAAGCCCTTCATTACCTTTGGCTTGCGACTGATCAAAGTCTACCAAGTATGAAGGTTGTTCTGACACGATTGCCATTTCATTTGACATAAGTTTTTTTCCTCACAATTGTCTCAAGTTTATTGTTTCTCTGGTGTAAGTACCAATCAAATCCGATGGTGGATTCTCAATGTCCTCACTTTCCAAAGCTTCTCTGAAAGGTGCTGCGTTGACTCGTTTCATCAACATGTCAGTCCTTCCGTTGTCCACCGCCCACTGATAGATTTCTTCCCATTTGTCGGGATCAGGCTGCGGTTGAATCTGGGATGAAATAGATACGGTAAAATCACCGTACTTTCCTTTTGTTTGATCTTCTTCTTTTAACCTCTTTAAGATATGAAAGTTGAGTATCTCAAGATCACCTTTCACCTCTTTAAGTTGGGCATCAAGCTCTTTCTTACGTGCAGTTTTACCACCTGCAATGCGTACTATCTCTGCAAGTTTCATATCAGGAAGAGTTTCTGGAGTCCATGCGTCAGGCACGGGGGCTAATGGTGATAGTTTTTCTTCTGGATTAAAACTACCTATGTACTCAATACAAAGAGCCGCATCTTCTTTGTTAGTAAACTCGACTTTGATAAGATTGTGGCTTGTTGTGTATTCAGTGTACTTTTCCAATGGGATATTAGTGTCAGCTAAAAAGCTGCACCACATCTCATAGTCTAGCTCTACGCTAACCATATCATTCTCCATTTTCTTTCCTCTCCTCTTTTTCACACTCTTCAAGATACCTAGCTTCAGCCATATCTGCTTCTGCTTGTTCTTGTTCGTATTTTATTTGCTCTTCTTCTGTCATATTTTCTAACTTCTCAATATACAGGTCGCTCATTCTACCCATGTTTGATCTCCGTTGTTGTTTTCAGAATGCTCAGTAGCTCTTCCATACGATTCATTTTGTGACCCAGCTTGTTGTAAACCTCTGGCTCCCATGTATCGTTGGCAGCTATCTGAATGATTTCAGTTCGTTTGGTTTGACCAGCACGATAGATCCTGCGGTTAAACTGAAGATAATGTTCCGCATTGTAAGTAGGCGAACACCAAATGATTGATGTAGCTTTAGTCATAGTCAATCCATGACCTGCGCTTTGTGGATGACAGAAAACAACTTGTAACATTCCCAGCTGCAACTCATCCACTACCTTCTTACGTTTTTCTTCTGGTGTATCACCATCAATTACTCGATAAGCAATCCCTTCTTTTTCAGCAATAGCAATCATATGGTCACGTTCATGTTTCCAATTGAATGCAACCAGTGAATGCTTACGTTGTTTGACTAGCTCCATAACCAGATCGTAACGTTCTGTATGGATGCCTTCTGATGTGCCATCGTCTTTGTATACAGCACCTGTGCATAACTGCAGGAGTTTTTTTACCTTTACTCCTGCGTTGATAGCATTGATGGTAGTTTTGCCTGTGTACAGCACACTGTCCTTGGCAAAAGTTTCATACTGCTGCTGTATTCTTTTAGGCAAAGTTACTTTACGCATGGTGACTGTCTGCTCTGGCATGTCAATACAATCCTCTAACTTGTGTCGGATCGTGATGTCTTGCAGTTGGACAGCTACCATTTCTTCTGCGTTGTCTTTGTCCAACCACTCTGTCACCACACGATTACCTAGCTGTATTAGCTTGGGTGTGCAGACTTGTTGTTGGAATGGATAAAACGAGGGACCTAACCTTTCACCGTCATCAACCAGTTTAGTAGGATGCCATATGTCACGGATAGTATTGCCATTAGGTGTACCACTCATAGCAATACGTCTGTCAAATGATTTGATGACTCGACCTGCTGCTTTGGATCGTTGGCTTGTGCGATTCTTGTAAGCAGTGAACTCGTCAATACAAATGGTATCAAACTGGTCAATATACTTTTTGTTTTTGTCCAGCCATTTGATTGCATCGTGGTTAGTGATGACGATGTTGGCAGATTCTTTAAATGCTTTTTCTCTATTCTTTGAATAAGCCACAACACAAGTAAGATGCGGTGTGAACTTCTCAATGTCTTCAACCCATGAGGCTTGCAAAATAGACAAAGGCGCAAGCACAAGCATACGGCTGTCTGGGTTTTGCTTTACCAGTTCTGCAAACGCATCCAGCACTGCACGAGTTTTACCTGTGCCTGGGTCCGATGTAATCAGAACTCGATCATGGTTAAGTATGAAGTCAGTGGTTTCTTGTTGGTGGGAAAAAGCAGGAACTGCCATAGAACGTACCTCGTTTCATTTGTTTATTTGAGAACCGACTTTGTGCCTACAGGCTCGGTCATACCTGTCGGAGTGCGCTACCACATGCGCTAGACTTTGGCACAGCTGGCTAGTATATCAATTGCATTTCTCCGATGCAATGATGTCATCAAATATTTCTTGACGAATATTAGCAGCTGTTGTTCTATCCATCTTCTGAAGAATTTTTATTTCTGATTTCTTCAGTCGATGGGTCCGATGCACGATGGCTTCGGGTGGATCGGTTTGAATCGTGAACGGTATCTCTCCGTACATCATCTTCCAATCCAGCAGTGGGTACTTCGGTTTCTTTGCCATAGACTTTCCTAACAAGATACAGGTAACTAAGGATTTCGATAAACTTCAATATCCTTAACCACATTATGCTGCTCTCGCTACGTATTCCCATTGGGTTCTTGGAAGCTCAAGTACCTTACCGCCTAGTCTTTGCCAATCTTTTACGTCATCTGCATGAACTGTATGTTGTACAGCCGTTACTGCATTGACCAAAGTAGCTTGATTAACTTTCCTCCCCAGATAACCATCTTGTCGGAGAGTTTGAATCAAACCGTCAAGGACTGATTTAGTTTGTGAGTTAGTTAGGTTAAGCACTTGGCCTAAACGTTCAACTGTTTCAGAAGGCTCACCATCAACAGTACGACTATGAGCAAGCTCCATCTGCCTAATGGCTTCATCAAAGCTTTCAGTGTTGCTCATGTGTGACATTTTATCACGTATCTCAAGTCGTAAAGCGTGGTTGTGAGCATCAATGGTGTCTTGTTGTATGTACTGTAGTTCACCTGATTCCCAACCTCTAGCTTTACCCAAGTGTGGTCTGCGTACACGGCTTAGTGATTGTGCTGTTTGCATACCGTTGAGGCAAGCAAGTGTGAACATCATCTGACCAATGACTACGCTGCCGTAACCTGTTTCACTGTTTGAGATATTGAGTCCAAGTGCCATACGATCACCGACTGCTGGCTCTGCAACGGCAATTTCACTCTTGAACTGCATATACATGTTCTTGTCAGTTACAACGCCTCGTGTAATCTTCCATTGTGCATCGCTGTTAGCAATGGACTCCATAACACTCTCAACCATGTGTGCATGGTCAAAGACTTTGTATTTGTTTGAAAGCCATGCACGAGCTATGTCATTTTGGCTATGTGTTTCGTAAGTACGTAGCAGTTTGACTTTAGGCTCTTGCTGCCAGATTGCATTGATGAGCGTTGAATACTCTTCAGGGTAATCTTTACTCAATCGTCTGCCATCTTTGAGGGATAGCCCAGCATCAATGGTAATTTGATCCAAGCATACGTCATTGACTATGAACGTCTTAGTTGGCATACCGCCTTTGCTTTCGGCAATGATACGGGGTCCTGGTACTTGTGAAGCGTGTGAGCTAGTACAAGCATTGAATTGCAGGTCCGTAGTATTTGCCATGAAATCTACTTTATGAGATTCATCATCTCGCACTCTTTCAAGCAAAGATCGTAACTTTCCTTGTTCATCTACATCGTAAAATTTTCTCACCGTTTAAACCTCCAAATTTTTTTGGTGATTATTATGAACCAGTATTGGTCCACTCAATGTCATCTCGTGTGAGATGTTCGTACTCTTTATGCCGTTTGCATCATTTTTCACCTCCCATTATTAAAGCTAGTCTGTGTTCTACTACAGATACATTACAAGCATCACATACTCGTCCATCAACTAATGGTTCTCCGTTGTGTCCTTCTCGCCAACCAATTGCATTAGGCTGTATGTCCTGATGACACATTGCACATTTCAAAAACTTAATGTTTAGATTTTCCATTTCATCCTCCAATTATGAATGGGTGTATCCGTCAGTCTCAATCCCTAGCCACATACCACACCATTTTACCATTGCACAATTGTCCATACCTAAACCTGATTCAACGGTGCGCCTGAACTGCAGATAAGATAGACCTTGGTTATCTTGTAGCCATTTTATGTGTAGCGATTTTTGTTGCGCTTTGTTTAGCTTCATTAGTTCTTCTTTGCCTCCATCTTATATTTTAAGCTCATTATTTCCCCTATGCTTCTCTTCCTTTCGCCCTCCTCTGGATCTTCATCTACTGGAAAATAAATACGGATTCCTCCACCATCGTCAGCCGCTTGAAACCAATCTTTTTCTGGGCAAGTGTCTAACCATTTCCAAAATTCTGATCTTTTCATTCTTCGTCCTCTTTTTGTATCTGGTTCAGACTACGTTGGATTAAAAATTTAACGTGAACATATCCCCCAGACATAGAAGATATAGAGTTGGTAGCTGGAGAAGTTTTTAACCACTCCAAAAATTTTTCAAGTTCGTCTATTTGCATGGTCATGTCACACCTCAGTAAGTTACACA